CTATGTTGAAGAGATAGCCGAGACTGTAAGAACTGAGTTTGTCAAGGCTCAATACGAGGATGAGCTTCCAGCCCCTCATGAGCTTGTAGATGAGATGGAGGGCAGGAAGCCCAATAAGAAGCCCACAGGGAGGCAAATAGCGGCCTTCCCTTGCACGTATTGTCCTTACTTGAAGCAGTGCCAAGGTGACTATGAAATTGAATGGGCTTCAGAGCAATGGGGCAATAAGAAACCTAAGCATATTTTTAAACCAAAGGAGTAAATAATGAAATTCTCAAATACAGGTGGAGGGTCAGGCCCCTCAACAGGTGGTGGTTCAGGAATGTTTGTCAGCTTAAAAGATGGTGACTCAGTTACAGGGATATTAAGGGGAGAGTTTAAAGAATACTTTAAGCATTGGACAGGAGCAGGTAGTACTTTATGCAGGAACGTAGTTATCAAGGATCACAAGACTGTAGAGACAGGGGCCAAGTGTCAGTATTGTGAAGATGGATTAAAGCCCGCCTTCAAATTCAGATGTAACCTTGTTACAAAAGAAAATGGCGTGATGGTTGCAAAGATCTTTGAGCAAGGTCGTGTTGTATATGAGCAGTTCAGAGGCTTGAGCGATGATTGTGATCTGCAAACAACAACAATCAAGGTTAAGCGTACAGGCGCAGGTAAGTCAGACACACGCTATACTGTGAACACACCACCTAATGCCTCTTTGTCAGAAGATGCTATCAAGAACTTAAAGAAGATCAAACTCAGATCATTAGACTTAAAAGAAGAGATGGATGATGAAGGCCCATTAGCTGAGACTAAGGTTGAAGAAGATAACGAAGACGTACCATTCTAACACAGAAAGAGGGGAAAGATGTTTGTAGCTAAAGTGCAGGGAATAGACAGAATCAAAGCACATGAGGACGGCATATGGGCTTTTCTAAGAGGTAAAAACATAGGGGTTCACGCAGAAATATACATGGACGCAGAAAAAGGTGAGACTGTCAGGTTGTATAAATTAATAAACGGAGAGAGACACTTGATGGCAAGTTTAAGTGAAGGAAAGGAAAGAGTATGAAAAACGGAGGACCAGCGTTTCCAACAGATAATGTTTTTGATGGTACAGGCATGACACTATGGGATTATTTTGCGGGTAATGCGTTACAGGGATGGGTAACAGGTTGTCTCTTACAAACCGATGAAGTGTATGGGGATAAACATGATGAGAAAATTAAAGGCAAGAAAGTGTCAGAAGTTCTGGCAAGTGAAGCTGCAAATATAGCGGACGCAATGATTAAAGAACGAGAAAAGAGGTTAAAGTGTTCATAGCTAAAGTACAAGGAATAGACCGTATTAAAGCCCATGAGCAGGGTATATGGGCGTTTCTAAGAGGAAAGAACTTAGGAGTGCATGTTGAGTGTTACATAGATGGAGAAAAAGGTGAAACATTCAGATTATATAAGATAATTAACGGAGAAAGAAACCTAATGGCGAGTGTTAGTGAAGGGAAAAACCGTGACTGAGCTACAACAACAACTGGCTGAGTTCTTATTAACGGTAGAGGATCTTGATCCTGATTTGAACCTACCTTCGTCACCGTTGAAAGAGGAGTTTTGGAAAGACCGTGATGCTAAGAGAATCATTAAGAACTTGTTTAATGAGTTTTTAAATATGGAGTTATGATGGCGCGTACAATATTTTGGAGATTCTTTGTGCCTATATCGATTGGAGTGTTCTGGGGACATATTGTAGCTCATTGTATTAGAGGTGATTTATGACTAAACCAAAGTGGGAAGAAGTGATTTCACAGATAAAAAAGAGTGAAGATTTTAGACAAGCCATTGTTCACTCATTATGGCCAGAATTAAAAGCAGAGATAAACTTTGCATTAAACATGGTGAAAGAAGAAAACGCTCGCTTAGTCAAAGCCCTAGAATCGGCTAAGGAAGTTATTGAATGGTATGCTAATCAAGAAACCTATGAAGAAAAACATTCTGATATAGCTTTAGAATATGGTCCTAATGAATATGTAGTAAATCACAAGTGTTATTTAGAAATAGCAAAAGATCATGGGGCCAAAGCCCGCGAATGGCTGGCTGAATTTAAGTAAGCAAGTCCTTCTGTTTGATGCAGGGTAATTCAAACAGGAGGTGTCAGATGAAAAAACTAATCGTGCTAACAATTGCGTTAGCTATCTTGGGATGCAAAGAAAAGGGAGGTGAAGGTGAGCATACTTTCAAGTATATCACAGACAATCCAGACATTGTGGTCGCTTCTGAAGAAGCCGATCGAGTCTACGAAGTTACCCCCAGCGGAGGGGAAGACTGTAAGAACGGTAGTGAAGAGGATGCACAAAGCGAGGAACACGAGTATATCGAAACCGAAGACGGCAAGATTGCCTTCAGTGAAGAAGGTGAAGTCACGTTCGAAGGGCAAGTAGTAGAAATTGTTGATCCTTGTGACATTGGTGAAGCGTTCTTTAAAAAAGATGAGAAGATTTATCGAGTATATCTGGGAACCGATTTGTTGTTACATGTGGTGGCTTTAAATCACCATGAGACACAACCAGTGAGCCACATTCAATCGGTAGCAGGATCAGTATGTATGTTCACTTTGTGGAGTGACTGGTCAATAGAGGTGACTGCGCAATATTAGGAGGTGTGATGACAAAGGAAGAATATGAAAAGATTAAAGAGCTGTTGAAAGAGTTGGAGGAGGAGTTCAAAGAAACCTTAAATAAACTAATTGAGGTGATAGAAAATGATTAACGAGTTCTATAAACAGTTTGAGAACATGGAAGGTGAGAAGGCTGTGGGTTGGTTGAAGCCAGGCTCTCAACTGCGACACTTCCTCACACTCACACAGATCATGGACTCAGGCCCATGCACTGTGTTGGATGCAGGCAGTGGGTTGTCTGACTTACATGGGTTCTTTAATAAGCTCAATCAATCGGTTGACTATACAGGTTGGGATGTAAACCCTGACTTCATTGCTATTGCTCGCAAGAGGTATCCAAAGATTAAACTTGAACTGAAAGACTTCATGAAGACTAACAAGAAGGACGCGTTTGATTATGTTATATCATCAGGAGGTCTTGCAGTTCTTAGCCAACCAAGTGATGCTTGGGAAGGGGTAAAGAAACTATATGGATTGGCTAGAAAAGGAGTGGCTGCGAACTTTGTGTCAGCTTACGGATGGGCAGACACAAGTGATATGCTGACAAGAGTTCAACCTGAAATTATACTGACTCAATCTATATTGTTGGCAAAGGAGAAAAAAATAGCGCTCATACACGAAGGTGATGAATTCTCATTATTAATAAGCAAGGAGGGAAGTTGAGTGGACTCGATTGAAAAACAAATGTTCTACAGGAATTATTGGGAATATAGCAAGTACGACAGGCTTAATTATTTTTATGGGTCCCATCCAATGAAGCACCCCACTAGATGTAGAACTATTGTTGAAAAAATGAACATTAAATGTCCAAACAAGATTAGGAAATTTATTAAAATGTATGCTCACTTTAATTACTATCATTGGTATGACATTGAAAGGCATGCGTTTAGGGATGGCTTGAACTGCGATTGCGAATCAAACAATGCAGAGAGAATGAGAGAATACTCTTTAGAAATTGATGAACTGTCTAACGAAAGATATAGAATCGTGACGCTCTGCAGGCGGGGGCAAATGTCCGAGGAACTGCTTGACAGAAGATTAGCTAAAATCGATTTAGATGAGGGAAAGCTCAAGGCAAAGTTGGACAAGATGGCCACAGGTAAGGGAGTTCTTTTGGATTTTGATAAAAACATAAGAATGACAGTGGGCGTTCAATTTATTGAAGACAGGGACAGCAATAATTACAAGTGCAGATTTTGTGGAAAAACATCCGACTGTGTAAAAGAGCATCCTTGCTTGAGATCAGAATGCAGAAGAGTTTGGAGATGGTATACAAGCAAGGTTGGTCAAAGAAATACACATTGGTATGACGCAAGTAAGTTTGAAAAAGAAGATCAATCAACCTATATCTTGTTACGATATTTGAAATTCAAATCGGACAAGAAAAAAAGGAGGCAGTTATGTCAAAGGAAATGGAAGAAGAAAAAGAAAACCAAACCCCCATGCGAAGAACCTCGTCAGGACTCAGAAACGCCCTGTTCGACGAGATAGATTCTTTGCGTAACGGAGAGTCTAACCCGTCGAGAGCTAGATCACTGTCGATGCTAGCAAATACTGCATTGAAATCAGTCGAAGTAGAGATTGAGTTTCATAAGTATGTGTCGGATGCCAGCAAAGCTAGCGGAGCCGCCAAGATAGGATATTTAGATTTAGGAGGAAGAGAGTTGGCTTTGGGAGATCAGGATGGCATTAAAAGAGAAGATTCGTCAGGCTAGTCTTGATTTGTTTATCTTTTGTAAAAATAAGGAGGAAAAATGAAAACACTAATCATAGCAATAGCAGTAATGCTTCTAACAACTGCTGTATATGCAAGCCCGCGGATATACGGAAATGATGGGGAATACTTAGGGAATCTGAACTCGAATAAGTATGATCCTAACTCGGTGTCTAATCCATACGGAAAGCATGGAAGTAAGTACGCACCGAACAGCATCAACAACCCTTATGGCAAGTATGGCAGTGAGTATTCACCTAGCGGTGTGAACAATCCTTATGCCGCACCACCTACTATCAATAGACCAAGTGGAATTCCTATGTATAAAGGGGGGTTGAGATGAACAAAACAGATTATGAAGGGATGATTACATATCCAGTGCGTTGGACTCCAGCAA